TATTTTTATAAAACAAGTGAAACGTTTCGAAATGGCATAAATAAAACTATTGAAGTTGTAAAATCTGGACTGATTAAGTCATTTGAATATCTAAAAGGAGTCTTTATTTCTATATTACCTACACTTCAAAAAGTAGCTGATACAGTAGGAAACTATCTTGTTAAAGGATTTCAAAAAGTTGTCGAAGTCGGATCAGCAATTGCTTCAGTAGCGGTACCAGCTTTTTTTAATTTTGTTGATGCAGTAAAAAGAATTGTTTCTTCTGGCATAGAAAGATTTGGCTCTACTCTTTCGCAAATAGGCTCTGTATTGTCAGGGATTTTTTCTTCTGGTATAGAATTGGCAGGTAATCTGCTGGAAAAATTTGGAGGAGCTTTTGGTAAAGTCGGCGGAGCAGTTTCTCTAGTTATCGGCATTTTGACTAAAGTAGCAATAGCAGCACTAGGGCTTACTGGTCCATTCGGATTAGCAGTTTCTTTAATTATTTCATTTATATCTGCGTGGGCTAAAACTGGCGATTTTAGTGCAGATGGAATCACAAAAGTGTTTGATCAATTAAGTGAAACAATTAGCAACGTGGCAGATTCTATCTCTCAATATCTCCCGCAAATTATCGAAAGTATTACTTCTGTGATTACAAGTATTGTCGACAAAATAGTTGAAATGTTACCGCAACTAACAGAGATAGCTATACAGCTTATTCAAACATTGACGGATGCAATTGTTACTTATTTGCCTAAATTGATTGAAATAGCCACGAAAATAATAACTACTATTGTACAAGGCATTTCATTAGCACTTCCCGCACTGCTGTTGGCTGCAACAGAGATAATTACAAAACTCATTTCTGCTTTTGCTGAGCTTCTACCAAAAATTATTGAAGTTGGCACAAATTTGTTAACTATGCTTATTCAAGGGATCGTAGCAGCACTACCTACGATAATTGAAGTTGTCATTCAGATTATTAATACACTGATTGATGGGTTCTTAACAGTACTACCTATGCTTTTAGAAGTTGGATTACAAATCATCACTTCTCTCGTGAATGCGATAATAACTGCATTGCCTCAACTTGTTGAAGCATCTACCGTTATCGTTACTACTTTGCTAACAACAATTATTGAAGCTTTACCGACATTAATTTCTGCAGGAATACAAATGTTAATGGCGCTTATCGGAGGCATAACTTCTATTCTTCCGTTGTTAATAAATGCTGCTATCCAAATCACAATGGCTTTGATTAGTGCATTAATCAGTGCGCTTCCGCAAATTATTGCTGCTGGCATTCAGCTGTTATTAGCATTAATACAAGGAATAATCTCGATATTACCACAGTTGGTTGCAGCGGCAATTCAAATCACTATTGCCCTAGTTAATGCGTTGATTAGTACATTGCCTCAATTGATATCAGCGGGTATTAAATTGATTGTTGCGTTGGTAGATGGAGTGATCTCAGTACTTCCTCAATTAGTATCAGCTGCTATTCAATTAATGGCTGCTTTGTTCAAAGCTTTAGTAAGTGCTATACCACAACTTTTATCAGCTGGTGTTCAATTGATCAACGCACTTATTAGAGGAATCTTGAGCTTATTGGGACAATTATTATCAGCTGGAGCGAGATTAATTACTGGATTATTGAGTACTATAGCTCAGTTTCTTGGACAAATGGTGAATGCTGGAGCCAATTTAATTAGAAACTTAGTTTCTGGGATTCTTAGTGTGATAGGGTCAGTAACCAGTGCAGTATCTAATATAGGAAACTCTATAATAGATACTTTGAGTGGGATTGATTTATTTGAAATTGGTTCAAACATCATACAAGGATTAATTAACGGTATCGGTTCAATGGTTGGAGCAGTTGCTTCTAAAATTTCTGAAGTAGCTGGAAACATTAAAGACAAAATAACTGGCGCGCTTGGAATTCATTCTCCATCACGTTGGATGAGAGATTACGTTGGTAAGTTCATCCCTCAAGGAATAGCTGTAGGTATAGAAGCAGATGCGAAATCTGCATATTCAGCAATGAATAAGCTTTCTAATGGCTTGATGAATTCTATCACGCCAGAATCAGCTCTTGGCACTTCGAGGATGCGGATGGCATCTGTTGGATCACAGATAGTTAATAATACCTACAACAATCAGAAGCAATTTGATGTTGAAAAGCTTGCACAAGTAATTGCAAAACAGCCGGTACGGGTCTCAAGTTATTTAGATGGAACTTTAGTAGGCGACAATATGGATCAACTTTTTGGAAAAGTATTGAATCGTAGATCGTACATGAGAGGAGGATAGTTTAATGAATGAGAAAACTCGTGTATATCTTGCATTTTCTGATGAAGTTATCGAATTGACAAATAATTCTTATCTGAGATTGATTGACATTAATATAGGTATGCCAGTGGCAAAAAATGAGTTTGTTGAATTTTCTGGTACGAATGGGAAGCGTCTTTCGAACAGCTCGTTTGACGCTTTTCCTATTACTCTATCATTTGACATTCGAAGTAGAGAGCAATCGATGTTTGACTTAGTTTTACAAAAGACGGAACTCCGCGAATTATTTACTAGAGAACCAGAATTTTATCTAATTTACAGCAAAGAGCCAGGTAAAAAATATCGAGTGGTTTATGACTCTATTGACGATGAAAGAAAAGGTGTACTTTATACAAGATATACTGTAAAACTGGAAGCTATTAGTGGATGTTCTGAATCCATCGCCACTACTTTGTCTGATTTTAACCTAGAGGAAGAATGGCAGTTCTCGCAAGGACTAGTTGCGGAAGATTATAGTTACACACACACGACAAGTAACTTTATTATTTACAACGCCGGAAGCTTCGAGGTTGATCCACGTGAACATTATCTACGGATCACATTAGAAGGAGAATCAGAAGGTAATGTAACGATCTTTAATAAAACGACTGGTGATCGATTTGTTTACTATCCAACACTTTCTACGAATCTTGGCCAGACATTAGTTTTGGATGGTGTATACCCAAAATTGAACGGTGTAAGTTGCGGAATCAATACGAATCACGGTCTGATTAATTTGGTTGAGGGTGTTAATGAAATCGTGATCCAAAATATTACTCGTGTGAAATCTTCATGGGATTTCCGTTTCTTATATAAGTAGGTGATTGAGTGACTGATTTAATTATTCGAAATTATGAACAAACCAAAGAAGAAATCCTTGTCGGTTATGACAAGGGTTCTTTTTATGAAAACTGGCAACAAAATGAAACGTGGGAGATTGGCTTTACCATTACCGACAATTCGTTGAATCAAGAAGTATTTGATTTAGTCGAATACGAGTCTTCTGTTTTCTACAACGGACAGGAATTTGTGATCAAAGAAATGACTAGCAAAGCACTTGGACAGTTGCTGACGAAACAAGTAGTTGCGACACATATCTATTACACCGTTCAAGATGGCTATCAGTACAACACAGTGACAGGGTCGAGATCTATTAGTCAGTTACTCACTCATGTATTTAGTGCAGGTAGTCGTGGCTTTTCATGGGAAGTCATTGATCCAAACAAGAAATTCCTTACAGTCGAACAAGAAAACTTTGGTAATGCGAATTACTTGAAGCTGATCAATGAGATTCTGTCTGACTATAATGCAGTCGTGATTCCGAATAATAAACATCTAACTTTCTATCCTGCCAGTGAGTACGGCCAGCGGACGGAAGAACAGATTCGCTATAAATACAATACAGATGAAGTGTCATTCGATATTGATACGTACAGTCTAAAAACACAAATCAAAGGCTATGGAAAATTGAAGGATGGTGCAAATACTGAGGATCCTAAAGATAGTGACTATGTATTTACTCCCATCACTTACACAAGCCCTGAATCACAGAAGTGGGGAATCAGGATACAAGATCCTGTTAAAGACGAACGGTATACCGTATCAGGGAACATGCTCGAACGGTTAAAGACAGACTTGCAAGACTATCCAAGTATTTCGGGATCCGTAACCTTGAAATGGAAAATCAGTCCCAACAAAGGCGATCACGTTCCATTCATTTATGAACCTTTAAATATCAATACGTACATTCAAGTGGTAGGAATCAAGACGTATCCAGCAATACCAAATAAGCCACCAGAAATCACATTGAGCAACACAAAGAAAACAATGACGTCGATACTCGCTGAAATGGCACAGAAAGGAGTGATTTGATGGGGTTATTAAAATTAATCAGTAACCGTATCTCTACGGAATGGAAAGAGAAATTTAATAAAAACATTGACTACCTCAATGATCTTGAAAAGAAATTGTCTGATCAAGACAAATCAACGAACAGTCGTATTGATAATCTCGTAATCAACTCGGGCGGGGATTCTCCAAACGAAGTAGTGGATGCACGGGTAAACAATAGAGGAGAAACCTTTCCTACGTTACACGGCAGATTGGTAGAACATGAAAAACTGACAGATGAACAAATTAGCGAATTAATTACAAATGCCGCTAGTCAAAAAGCACAAGTGGAGCAATTAAACAAAGCAGTCCAACAAATCATTGGAGGGTATAACGAGCCCATCAATATTTATGTTTCAAAAGATGGAAACGACCAGACTGGAGATGGATCTCAAGAGAAACCATTTCTCACGATTCAAACTGCAGTCAATTCAGTTCCGCTAATTACAACATCATCTGTCACCATCTGGATTAGCGATGGGGTGTATTTGGAAGATGTATATGTCAATGGATTAACATTTAGAACATTTGTCATACGTCCTTTAAATGATACCAGCACATTAGACCCACAAGTGTCTGATTGTCCAGTAAAAGTTAGAAGTATTATGTTCGCAACATGTACTGGCTATTGTCAAATCGTTGGAATGCAGATCGTTGACACTGCAAATTCTCCACTTTTTCAAGGAAGACAGTATGGAATTGTCAATGAACAGAGTGGCTATATGGCTATTAGTCAGTGTAAATTTGCGGAGAATACTAAATCATTGGCATATAACGCTGTATACGTAGGTGGGACTTCTAAGATGAATATGTATGGTTCAACAACATTCATTAATCAAGACATAGCTGTGCAAGTTCGTTTGCTATCAGAGTTTAGCGTGGGCGACTTGAAAGGTTCAGGCAATAGCATTGGGGTGTACGTTGATGCAGCAACTGCTAGATATGCCAAGCCAGCTGCAGGATTTGCGACAACTGAAAATAGAATTATTGGTCGAGGATTGATTATCAATAATGGGCAGGTGTTAAGCTAATGGTTTATAAAATGAATGAATCGATTATTGTGATCCAAGCAGAAGCAACTAAGCCTAATGATACGAATGTTGTTTTTTGGTCGCATGATCGAGGAACAGCTAAGCTTCGAATGAAGTTAGTAAGAAAAAACGGGATTCCTCAGAGCCTACCAGAAGGAACTACGGTTCCTATTCGTCTGATATTTAAATCTGCAACAGCAGAAGATGGATATGGAAAACATGACTATCTTGCGACAATTGAAGATCGTGTGAATGGCATTGTATCTATCGTATTAGAAGATAATATTTTAGGATATGTCGGTAAAGTAGAAGGTAGCGTATATATTGATTTCCCAGACGACCGCTCGTTAGATACAGCTGGTCGTTTTACTTTTGACATTAAACGCAGTCCAATCGATGATAGTACGCCAGAACTAGAAGATTATTATTTCAATGGTTTCAGTCAGACCATTGATAAAATCGAAAAAATTCTAGCTGATGGAAAGCAAGAGATTGATCAGAAAATTGCGGAATCCGAAACGCAGATTGATGCGAAACTGAAAGACACAAACGACAAAATCACGAAAGCCAATCAAGATGTCGCAACTCTCAATACTAATATTGATAAAGCGAATGATCGTATCGATCAAACGAATCAGCAAATCGGTGATCTCGGCAAGCTGAAAAAGACGTACTCCAACAGCATCGACTTCGGGGGCTATGATTATTCGGGGAACCCTAATATTGCGCCTAATGTAGGTTTTAATGATTTTTACAACAATGGCTCTCAAACTGGTTACACCGCTAAAGATGGAGTAGACCACATTGCGGTTACAAGAACTGCAGATGCGCCTCCGGCTGGAAAACTATTAAACCTCCGCACATTGTTACCAAACAAAACTTATTCTCTCAGCGTTGATATATGGGCGGATATGGAAGTGCCATCTGGCGCGATATCTTGTAATATTCGATTAAGAGAGGGAACAGAAGTAAGGTCTGTTTGGGCGCTTATAAACAAACCTGTGGGTACCAATAGAACGACCTATAGCGTTACGTTTACTACAGCTGCTAATTTTGTGACTACAGAAGAGTCTAGAATATCTTTGTGGTTTAATGATTCAGCTGGTGCATGTACAGGTTATTTAGGCTATAACATCAAAATCGAAGAAGGCTCAACAGCCACGCCATACCAGCCAAATCTACTCGATGCACCGTATTATTTGAGTAAGGTGGCTTTGGGTGAGGATATTGCTGACCCTACAGTTAAATTTCCAGTCAAGTCTAGTGGTGCAGAAATATATACTGGTACTATGACAGAGCCTTTTGTTGTGGGAGAAACTTACACTGTAACGCTTAAGGGTACTAAACCAGCGGATAAAAATTTTAGATTATTTAACCCAGGCATTGCTGGGTATGGTAATTTGTCACCTGTGGAAGGAGTCACAGATGTGTGGTCATTAACTGTTACAGTAGATAAAGTAGCTGCTGACCCTAGAATAGCTGCCATAAATCAAACCCCAACAGATAATCCTGGCGCATGTCAAATCGACTGGCTCAAGATCGAAAAAGGCAATACTCGAACCCCGAATATTAGTGAGTATAAATACTTCGGTGAAGGATTGAAAGACAGCAACAATCCCAATGATTACAGTTGGGATGTCACACCTGAATATACTGAAAAAGGCTTGAATGATTCTGTGAGCTTAACCGAACCACAATCTGTAGATGGAACTAAGAACTTTTTAGAAACGCCCATGGTAAACCAAATACCAGTCTTGGTTGATAACGCACTTCCATTTGAAGCCTGGTATGGAACTGGTAAAGAGTTAACAAAGATACCGAACAAAGCAAGATTAGTTATTGGAGATGAAATTGCAACTATTGGTAAACAACAAAACAGAGCAATGAGAGAGTCACCATTAGTATGGAATTCAGGAAGATGGGAAGCTGAAGTAGTCCGAGATTGTACGTTATTGATTGAAGGATTGGCTAGATTGCAATTTGGGGGATCAAGTAGTGGAAAATATGCATATCTAATTTTTTATAGAGATGATGAGGAAACAAACCAAATTGGATATGCTGGTGGAACAGGCGACTCAACTAATGTTCTTCAATGGAAACATGGGATTCATTTCTCTCGAATATTTGAAGCTAAAGCTGGTTCTATGTTTAGTATTGCGTATGAAGGAGAGGAATCAAAGACAGTAGATTTTGCACAGATCAATACGCTACACATTATGGAAATAGAATCTTAGATTAAAGGAGTGAAATAAATGAAAGATATTTGGAAGTATGGCAAGCCTGGTGGGGAATATGTCGGAAAAGTGTTAGATGATATGGTTATGACTGTCCCGTTTACTGATGTCCCACCATTAGAAGGAATTCGTTCAGATGGGGAGCCTTTAACAATTAATGATCAATTATTTGATCCGCAAGAAAACCGATGGATTGTTTTGACGAATGTATTGGATCACAATAAGCTAAATAATCTTGAAGCAGTGTACGAGGCACTGGAAAACGAGAACGGCAATCTAAAACAGCTCAATGCCAAACTCATGCTAAATGATGTAGCAATTAAACAGGAAAACACTGCATTAAAAGAAAAAGCTGATAGTTTAGCACAAATCAATTCAAAAATGATGCTTGCTTCGATTCAAAACAGCAAGGATATTGCAGAAATTAAAGAGCAATTAAATCCAGCTTCAAAGGGAGGTGAGTAGTATGTTTAGTTTTAGCGATGTGAAAATGATGTATGATTGGGGCTGTTTTACTGACGATCAAGTTC